ATGGAAAGTACGCAGAAGCTAACGATGGCTGATGTTGCTGGATGGGGTTCGGCGCTCGTCACGTTCGGATTGATTCAAGGGGCCTTCTATCTGAAGGCGTATTGGGGGCACTTCGGCCTGGATCCCTTTCAGTTTGTTGCGGTGAGTGAGCTTGCGCTGGCAGGGCTTGCTGGGATCGGCATGGTGTTGTTCTTCATACTGATTGCGCTGCTGCTTGGAGGGTGGGTCGAGGGGAAGGTGACAGCGACGCCGTCCCAAGCCAATCTGCTGATGTGGCCGATCCTGGCTCTTTGTCTTGTTGGAATGGGTGCGTTGCTTTGGTGGTCCAATGCCTGGCCCGTTTTGATAGGTGTAGCGCTGACGGGCATATGTGCAATGGCAGTACGCCTGTCCCCAGTGTTGCCGGCCGCCGTGAAGGACTCGCCGTGGCTGCTCTATGCGCTCGTGGTGATTGTCTATGTCCCGATCTCGTCAAACTGGCTTGGCTTCGAACGCGCCAAGGCGATTACTTCTGGCAGCAGCAAGTACACGGTCAATGTGACCATTGATGAGAAGGTGCAAGGCCGCCTGGGCCTAGTGGGTCGTTTGGGTGATAGCTATGTGCTTTGGGACCCGGTACAGAAAGCTGCAGTTCTTGTGCCAGTGGACAATGTGAGTAGGCTGGAGATTGCGCAAAAAACCGTTTTGCCTGCCAAGTCAGTCCAATCGCGATAAGGGATGTTTATCGGGGGTAGGGCGGATGTCCGCTTCTGACCGAAAGCGGACGTTGGCACGAAATTACCATGCACTGTACGGCAAGCTACGGATAAGCCATATGGCCGTGCCCAGAGGCTCGGTTTAATCAAAGGGGGCCGCCTCAGATGGCACTGCGTCGACTCAAACTCTCGATGCATCGAGATCACGCCATGGAAGCCACTCGTGTTTCTATAGGCAAATCAAAATTGGTATATGTACTTGTTGCTGATAAGAAGCTCAGATACGAGCTCGGAAAGTCGCGTATTGTCTATATCGGAACGACAAAGAAGGGCACCTCTCGTATCGCCCAGAGCGTAGCGGCTAGGGCGGAGGATATTCTTGGCATCAGAGGTGTCCGGTCCTTTCATGCCCGGGTTATCACTTGTCGCCCTCGAAGAAGAGTAAAGACTTGGCACCAGCTCGAACGGGCGCTCCTGCTCAAATTCAAAGAGATGTTTGGCGAAGTCCCAGCGTGCAACACCCAAGGAAAGGGCATGCGTCGATCCAAAGAGTTCAATTACTTTGCCGAGAACGGAGTTCAGCTCCTGATCGAAGAGCTCTCGTAGGTATTTGGGCCTTGACCACTTAGCGTCAAGAGAGATGTGGGTAGCCCATTGGGCAAGGGCACTGAAGGGCGGGGGAACTTGCACGAACCATACCTGCCGGTGCGAGCTTCTAGTTGCCGCCGAGCCTGCTGCAGGCTCCGGCTGCGCTGGCTTGTTAGCCGGGCCTGGCCTGAGATGATAGATAGCCAGTCATCAAACAATGATCCGTGCGATTGCAAATGAGAGGATGATGAAGATTATACTTTGGGTGCCCATAGCCTTATTCGCCCTGCTGTCATTAAGAGCGATAGCTTTCGTCGTATATCAAGGATTAAATGGGTCCCTCTTTGGGGAGGAGGAAGTTATTGTCGCCGGGGTCGGCGTGGTCTGCGGCTGGATCGCCTGGGTAATGTACAAGGTACTGATAAGACTATGGAGGAAGCCGAAGCCATAGTCTAAGGTCGATTCTCAGAGCCGCCTGCCCCTCCCGAAGAATCGGGCTATAAAGTAGACACTCCGCCCAGCATGGGCCTCGTGGTTCACGAGGAATCAGGCGATGATGAATTTCCGTCTTACCGAGGAGCAGATTGCCTACGGACTCAAGCAGGTTGAGCCGAGGCGAATTGGGCACGTTCCGGCCTTGTGACGTATCGCAGCTGAGTGGGAGTCGGTAGGGTGCACCATGTGCACCGCAGTGACCCCAAGTGGTGCACGGTTTCCGGTTCTGGTTGAATGGATGGATGTCAGAGCAGTCATGTGCGCTCGACATCAGCTGTTGCTTAGCTACTCAACCGGCCCAAGGGCCGGTTAGGTCAGTTCGGTGATGCGGATCGATCTCGATCATGCTGCAAGCTCATCCTTGTCGGGGGAGGCAGCAGGGAGGCAAGAGCCAAGCCAGAGCTTCAGCCATTGCCATGCGGAGCCGACAAAGCCAACCGCCGACCGATACAGCATTTCGCATAATGTATATTATGTTCGGAGCATCTGGGCCAGATTGGCACGGAGCTTGCCTCGACCCTCGGCCCTGCTGTGGCATGGAGCCTGATTGTGCGTGATCGCAACCTAACCGGCCCTTGGGCCGGTTTTTCGTTTAAGGCCGGCCGACTGGTCACACCCGAAGGCCGTGAGCTGGAACCGCAGGATCTGGCATGGCTCTCTCTGCTTGCAGCACAGGCGCAGGAATGGCGTCGGATGATGGAGATTGCCCGGGGCGGCCAGAAACGGCCGTTCGGGCGTGCCGGTATCGTTGACCTGGCCGAGGTCGCCCATCGTCGCGCAAAGCGGTCTACCGGGGTGATGGCTGGTCCTGACGCCGATCCTGTGGCGGGTGTCCTGCCAGTACCGGGGCCGAGGCCTCGCCAGCGCGTGTGAGGCGCTTCCGTAGGGGCGCCGCCCCTACACCCCTTAGAATGGCTGCCGGATTGCTTGGGGGTGCCATAGATGGCGAGTTCGACGGGATTGGTGTGGAAAGTGGCGCTCGGCGTGTTCTTGGGCGGCAGCGCATTGCTCTTGGCAACGTGCGGTGTCCTGGGGGTTGCTGGACACGCAGCGATGAAGCAACAAGAGCGTGCCGGTGAGGCCCTCGCGCGTCAGATGTATCCCGAAGTCCCCATGGCCGAACCGCGCAACAAGCGCGAGGCCGCAGAACGAGCAGCAAAGCCCAAGGAACTTGCGCCGGGTCACCGCTGCATCAACGGGCAGACGTTCCGGCGCGTGGAAAATGGATGGGTGCAGGTTTCTTCATCCTGCACCCCGTGACGCGTCACACAAATCAGAAGCTGGCCGGGTAAGGCGGCGTCTCAGGGAACGTGCCCATCGGGCGTTTCCCGACCTCAACGAGCGAGTGCGGCGAAGGCTCATGGGAACCAGTTGACCCGGACTGAGCGATGGCTCGGGCAGGTTCATTCCGAGCCGGTTCGCTCTCCTGTCGCGGCGCTCGATACGGGTTATAGGCCGGTCCATCGCGTGCGATCGCTACGCACACAGGGATCGAGATCTTAGCCTTGGTGCCCTGCTCCGTTATGCAGGTGCAAGTAGTGTCCTGCTCCGTGGTACCGGAGGCCATGCAGTACAGCTCGGGCTGCGATTGCACGGTGCGGTCATCGAAGGCGGGGGCGGACCACGGCTGAAACTCTACCCGTGGCTTGTGCTTCTCCACGTACTCTTCGCGGGTAAGGGGCCGGGCCGCCGCCATGCCCGCGCCCAAGGGCGCCAGGGCACTGACGGCCGGCAAAGCCCCGGCCCCCTGATCTTCCTTCTTGCTGGATTCGGGCGAGGGATTGACGATGAAGAACCAGACCATCCACACGCCGAAAATCAGGGCCACAGTCATCGATAGGCCCTGCCAAACGCGCTTGGGCACCTTGAACTTGTGACTTGCCGTGTGCAGCGTGGCGCTGCGATAGCGCTCATAGAGCGCCTTCGGGTAGGCCCATATCTCTTCTTCGGCCTTATCGCGCACCCGCTCATCGTAGGGATCGGCCTGCACACGGGACCACGTGAGGACACCAGCTCGCTGCATGCCAAACGTACGATTCATGTGGGTGTGCGAGCCAATTAGGCTGCGCACCTGGTGGTGAATCTTGCTCGGCCACTGAGTGACGAACACCAGATCGAAACCACGATGCCGGTGCGTGGACATCGAGCGAATGCGTGGGTCTTCCGATTCACCCGGCTTGCCGGTGGACGGGAACAGCCTGCCATAGCGCTCCAGCCCCTGAGTATTGCCATCGGAATGGGCTTCGTCGTACAGCACGAAGGAGCCATCGGGAAGCTGGGTCCAGTCATTGTGTTCTGGCAGCTTTTCGAGCCATGGGAAGGCGTTCGGATTCTCTTCCGTAGTAGCCCCGGCGATGTTGGTAAAGAAGCGCCGCGGCGGTGCACTGCCGTCCTTCACCTGCTGCTGGTTCTGCTCGTAGAACTCCTGCGCCATCGACATGGCGCGCAGTGTTTTGCCGTTACCGGGTTGCCCCGAAATTAGATACATCATTTGGACGCTGCCTTCTGTACGGCGACCTTGCCTGCGTCGATCACGACCCGCGTAACGATGGCAGAGCCGATGAGGGTAATTGCCTCCCCTGCCCCGGCCATCAGCATTACGTTCGCCAGATCGGCGGCAATGCCAGACCACTTCTGAGTGATGAGGTTGAGGGCACCTTTGACCAGTGGCAGCAGCGCTGCGCCGGTAGCAAGGCCAAGCCCCGCGCCAGTGAGGACACGGGCCAGAGAGTTGCCCAGGAGTTGAACGAGGAACGCAGCTAACCAAGGCATTATTTGCGCACTCCCGAAACGATGTAGGCCGCTGCGATACCAGCACATGCGATCACAAGACCCCTGATCATCAGTGCGAAATCGCAGAGCGGTTTGAACTCGAAATTGATGCTGGTGCCGAAGCCGCCCACGGCCACTGACACAACCTTTGCCGCAGGACAGGAACCGTTGCCTAGGCCGCTAGACCACTGGCCGAGGTAGCTGCTTGGAATGGGCGGATCCATGTAGGGCATCGGCACGTCGCCGGGATACGTAGGGTTCTCAGGGAGGCTGGGATTCTCTCCGCCATCGCCATCGCCATCGCCATCCCCGTCGCCGTCGCCGTCGCCATCCCCGCTACCACCGCCGTCGCCGCCTCCGTCACCGCCTCCGTCACCGCCATCACCGCCGCCATCGCCATCGCCGCCACCATCGCCGCCACCATCGCCATCGCCGCCGCCAGTCTCGCCCCCAGTACCACCACCATCATCGCCGCCACCATCGCCCACGGGTTTCGGCGCAGGAGCGTCCGTTTCCTTGCACGTGCCCCCGGTGGGCGAGTAGCCGATTCCGGCAGTTGCCTCCGCATCAAGGGAGCTTTCATACATGCACCCTTTGTGACAGACATTCACCGTGGCGGCGGTGCCGCTGCCCTCCCAGCCGAGTTCGTACGGGCGTGCGCTGCACTTGGTCTTCCACCCGCGCTTGACTGACGCGTATCGCCCACTAGACGCATATGACGGGCGAACAAAGCCAACATAGGCATTGCCCTCCTGCTCAATCATAGGGTTCCAAGTGAAGGCACCAGCGGCGTTAGATCGGGCCGCCTGCTCGGTAGCCGCAGCCCATGCCGCTGCATACGCTTCACCCTGATCCTCGCAATCCATATAGCCCACATCTGGGCTGGATGAACACTCAGCAGCCTGCAACGAAGGCGAGAAGAAGTAGAGCGCCGCAATCAGCGGTGCCAAGGCAATGCGCGTCATCTAGTCACCAAACGCGATGTAGAGCGCGGCACTGCCGACGCAGAGGACGAATAGACCAAGCATCACGACTCCCCCCATAGAAAGGGGCCGGATTGCCCGGCCCCGGTGTTACCGCGATCAACCGAAGATCGCGCCCTTGATCCACTTGAAGCCGACCGAGATTGCGGCCGGTGCGAGCTTGGCCGCGCCGATCAGGCCGATGGTTGCCGAGAGACCGGCCAGAATCTCGAGGGCCTCAGTTGCGCTCAACATGTTGTTTCCCCTTGCTAGGTAGTTAAGAACGGATGGTTCTGCCTAGTTGCTTGTATGCCCAGGCCACGGCGAAACACACTGCGACCATGGACAACAATCCCGACACCTCGGCAGTGGTAAGTGCGGGAATATCGGTGCGCGGCACGAATCCAGCCTGCTCACAGGTGCCGGTCTGCTCGTTGAATTGCAGGCACTCGTAGACGTACCGCGCCATGACTTAGGCCTGCGCAGCCGGGCGCGGTGCAGCCTTCTGCAGCGGGCGCAGCACGGTGAACTTGCTCAGGGTTGCAACGCCCTTGTTGACCTGCAGCATGGCCGGAACGTCCAGCTCGTATTCGCCTGCCTGATAGCCCGGCTGCCCCTTGTCCAGGCGCACGTCGAACGGATAGGCGAAGCCATCCGCCTCCAGCTTGCCGCGCTGCTTGCGGGTGGTGAACTCAACGTTCTCGTTGCGGTCGTTGGTGAAGCTGCCGCCACGCTCGTTGATCTGCGAATCCAGTACGGTGACCTTGATCATTTCGTTACCCCTTGGAGGTTTGTTGTACGGCCGCGATTTCGGGCCAGTGCGCTGCTGTGTCACCTGTTACCCACTTCGGCAGCGATGGCGAAGTGCAGGATTCGATGACCGCCCGCAGTGACTGATCGTCCGGGCAGTTCTTGGAAATGAAGTTCAGTGCCGCGCCGTACTGACGGCGGATGTGGCGACGAACGCTCTTCCACGTCGCCTCAACGGCGGCTTTCGTGATCTCGATGCGCGTAGCCACGCAGCGCAGAAAGCACAGGACCGGATAGGCGCCGAGCAGGTACGAAGCCGGGTCGCGTAGAACGTCGAGCGGCAGTTCCTTGCGGTTGGATGCACGGAACTGGGCCTCATAGCGCACCCACGGTGACGCCTTATCGCCCTGCTCCCTGCCTTTCTCGTAGACGCGCAGCTGCTTTTCCGACTTCTTGCCGCCGACATAGAGGGTCTTGCCGTCACCGCTGTCGTAGTCGTCCACCAGCTGTGCCTTGGGGCGCTGACCACGGTTGTCGAACTCGCCCTGGGCGTACCACTTCTGTGCCAGACGCAAGGGGTAGTTGCCCACAAGATCATCGGCGCACACGTCGATACGGGTGATCCTGCCGCCGCAGCTTTCGAGCTTCGCTCGAAGCTCCAGCCACCGCTGCGCATGGCCGCAGCGCGCTGCTGCTACTGCCCTACATCCATCGCCGGTCAACTCGATTCGGGCGGTATACGTGCCATCAGCACGGCGGCAGTTCTCACCGCCAAGCTCGATCATGCCGACGAACTTCTTTTCGGCGTTGAGGATCTTGATGCGCCACAGGTAGAACCGCCCTCCCCCGGCTACTTCGTCCAGTTCCAGCCCAAGCCCTGCGAAGAACCAGCAGAAGATCTGCAGGGCGACTACGCGGGCGTTGTCGGGGCTGAAATCGACCCATTGCCGGATCTCTTCGTAGGAGTCGCCCTCACGGAATGCCAGCTCGTTCAACACGGCGAGCATGTCTACAGAGGCGGAGAACCAGTCAATGCCGACCGTCAGGGTTCCCTCGGGGTTCCTGAATTCACTGACTCCCCTGTTAGACGAGGGGAGTCCCGACCCGGCCAGCACCGCGCGATCACCGACCACAGAGCGACTCCTGCTGTTCGGCGAGGCGTGCAGCGCCCAGCAGATCGCCACGCTTGGTGGCGGCAATCTCAGCCTTTGCGATTGCGATGACCTGGGCTTCGCGGGACTGCTGCGAGGCGGTGTAATCACGCCGGTCGAGCAGCCACGAAACGAGCTTTGCGCAGCCGATGGAGAAGGCCACGATGGCCCCCAACAGCGCGAAGGTAATGAGCGGATCGATCATCCCTGTTCCCCTGCCCCAAGCCCCAAGGCAACCCGCCAGCGGCCTTGGGGTGCCGGTGGCGGGGTGTTTAGCCACGCCAAACACGGAGGCATGTATAGTCCCGCTATACACCCCTGTCAAGGATTGCTAACCATGGATACCGCGAACGATCTGCTTGACAAAGTGAAGGCCGCTTGCAACTTCCCGTCCGACAACGTTTTGGCGCAGAAGATCGGACTTACGCGAGCAATGGTCAGTTCGTGGCGACATGGGCGCCATCCGATCCCGGATGAGCGAATTGCGCAGATGTGTGCCCTAGCAAAGCTCGATGGGCCCACGTGGATTGCCATGCTCCACGCGGAACGTGCGCAGACTGCGACTGAGCGTGCCTTGTGGCGTCTCATGCTGGACAGGCTGAGCGCGGCGGCTGCGGTCGTCGCGCTGGTGGCGCTGTCGTTGCCCAGCATCGGAAACGCAAAAACCGCCCAAAATGAGGCGGTTAGCGGGGGTCTACTGACCCATTCTGTATATTATGTTACCAAGAGGTCTACCCATACGAACCCCAATCAGTCCAGTCCTGGCCGCACGCTGCTCCCCTTCAAGCAACCCTCCCAACGCCCGCAGAACCTGGCTCCACGGCGCCAACTTCTCACCCAGCATGCAGGCCCGCCGGTGTAG